ATTGGGTTATCTAATAATCTAGGAACCTCTACACTATTTTCATCAGGTGTTGGATCATCAGGAGTAACAATGTCTGGATTATAGAATACAGCAGTTCCTGAATCTGCTGTGAAGTCTGCTTTATACAATTTAAACTTCATATCCTGATACTGATTCTCAGTCCAAAGTGAACCATTTTGTGATTTAAATAAAGCACCCATCGCATACTGTGTTGAGTATGTGGTCTGTTCAGCAGTTGGTAAGTTTTGAGTATTGACTGTTGGTTCATTCATTATTGCAGTCCACACTTCATAATCCATACTCTTATCAGAAACTAATACTAAAGCATACTCAGTACCGGGTGGTAACCAAATAGGTTCGGAGAAAGTCACCTTAGTTCCAACTGATGCATCTGATGATGTATTATTTTTAAGTAAAATATCATTTCCGTCTGCATCTGTTCCTACTACAGAGTCAGGGAAAAGAACAACAGGTGTACCAATAATCCTTCGAGTTGGTATACCTAATTCAGTAGTTCTCATTTGGAATGTAATTGGTGCTGATTTTTGATCACATTTTGCAAAGAATACTTCAATAGAAGTTAAGAATGCACCATCAATATCATCATTTGTATCAATATCAGAAGGTGCCTCTATGTTTCCACCAACAACAAATGTTTGAGCAAGAGGATCATAAAATTCTGTAGTTATAGTATCAACATTAATTGTTTGAACGTCAAATCCAATATTTGTGCTTAGATTTATAGTATTAACAGTATTTGCTGTAGTAACTTCATTTTGCCATTTTTCAACAGTTCCATTTGATACGTAATTAATTTCAGCAAATGAAACATCATTACTACCGGGTAAACCAGGATCATTATTCTTATCTGATGATAATTTAAATGTCTTAGTTCCAGTCTCTATTTTTACAGTTGGTCCTGGTGGTTTTGCATTTGGATCTCTTAAGAAGAATGTACCCAAAATATCACCCTGCGAATCTGATATTAGTCTTACTTGCTTTACATAAGCAACTGCACCACTTGTTTTTCCAACAAGTTTCATATTCTTTTTAATAAATCCAAAGTAACTTCCCTGTGCCTCCTCTGCCATCGCCTCAGTGTCCACGTTTAGCACAGATGATGTTTGACTATAGATAAGTGGTAGTACCTCTGCTGTGCCTCCTGCAGGTGTCTTTGAGTACGGATTTGATTTATAAGTAGTTCTAGGATCGTCAAACTTACCTCTCTTATGATTTGGTTGAGCAAGTTTAAATCTAACTCTTGTTTTATTTCCAATTGAACCAACTACGGTCTCCCCAATTTGGAATATACCATCTGATCCATCAGCACCACTTGAATTTTTAATTTCAATTAATTTGGGAACCAAGTCAACACCTTTTTTATTATCTAAGAAATGATAATAACGTGTCTTAGGTTTAAGATTCGCTGCAACAAATTCTGTGTTTCTTGATCTCATAAATGAGTCAGTATCAGATGAAATCAAAACATTTCGGATTGAAACATCTGTTGTAGTAAATGATGATCTACTTGTTTCATTTACATCAATTTGTCTATTTCTACCTTCATTAATGCTTGTTCTTGTTTCAGTTGATCCTGCTCTAGAAGGATTTGGAACTCTTCTATTTCTGTTATTGAAATTAATATCAGTAAAATTAAAACGACTTAGATCAATATTTTGATCTAGATCAACTTCGTTATTACGAGTTGTTGTTATATTCTTATCTTCTAATTGAACTGTTCTTGTCCAAACATCATTTGTTGGATCTAAAACAAGATTACCAGTATAAACTACAACATGGAATGGGTTTACATTCTCTACAGTCGTTGCAAATGTTTGTTCTAACCAACCTACCTCATCATATTTTAAAGTTACTGCTCTTCCTGTTTTCTGTAAATTTGAATCAATTAATGGGAAGTTACCAGAATTATTATTTAAATCTTGTGGTGCTAAATCAAGTTTGATTGCATTTCTTGATCTAACTGGAACTAATTCATTATTATTTGGATTTATCTCTGCAGAGGTAAATGCTTTATTCATAAAATTAGTTGTAGAAAAATCATCTACGAAGAAACCAGACTTAAATCTATTTCTACCCTCCGCATCTTGTATTTGAAGTGTTTTTGTATCTAATTCAAGTAGTGTTAAAGATGTTGTAGTTTCTAAGGTTTTAACTCTATTTTCAATATTACCAATATCTCTCATCGTATATCTACGATTATCAATCAATTTAAATTTTACATCCTGTGGATTATAAAGATATGCTGGATATGATATCTGAGCAATCTCTAATAAACCTTCACTTTTTTGTGGTGGTTTTGGATATCTTGCAGAAACACCCTTTTCAACTATAAATTCTTCTTTTGTATTTAAATATAGTTTATCAATTCTAGGAAGATAGTATTCATAATCTAAAGTTGAACCTTCATCAACTTTTAGAAAAGTATTTGTTGTATTATCAAATGATCTTGATTGAAAGTCAAATGGAGATTTCTCAGTGCTTGTAAAATCAGTAACTCTTGGTCTGAAATCTAAAGTATCTGATGCTCTAAATGTATTATCAATATCTGGTATGTCTGTTGCATATCTTTCATCATCGTAACTTAATACAGTAAATAAATCTCCAGAATCATCAGCAGGAACTGTGTACTTATCGAAGATAATAAGGAGAGGTTTAGTAGGTTCTGAAACTCCTTGATTTCTTACAATACTTGAATAATCATAGAATTCTTTATTTTGTCCTTTATCAAGTTTATATGAAGTTGTTAAATCTTTTTTAACTCCCAGTGTTATAGTTTCTATTCCTGTTTCAATATTTGACTCATCAAAAGTCACTAGTTCTCCATTAGTAAATATCGCATCATTTAAGTAAATAACTTCTAAACTATTAGGATCTCCATCTGCATTTGTAGAAACAACTCTTGCAATCGCTTCAGAATCAGAACCTATTATATTTTCACCGATTACACAATTTAAAGAAATTCCTACTGAAGCACTAAATTTTAATTTATCTAATGTGGGAGTTGCTCCATCTACCGATTCAAATACTGCAATCAATTTAGCAACATCTGGAACATTTAAAGATATTCTCTCATCTTGAACTCTTAAACCAAAGAATTTGTTGAATAGTAATCCATCAGCAACTTCTGCTGTGCCATCTCCAAGTGCTGTTGTAACTCCTGAAGTTGCATTTTTTGATTTATTAACAATTAATTTTTGACTACGATTATATGTTTTTAATTTACTCTGAATAAAGTTTTTCTGAACAGTTGTATTTACAACAATTCCAGAACCATGATTGGATAATCCTGAAATTGTAATTTGATTTGCTGCTAATGTGAATGTATCATTATCAATTTTTCCAACAGATAACTGACCAGCACCTTTAGCAAAAGCATCGGGGTAATGAATTGAATATCTTTCTTCATCAAATGGTGCCCATGCTGCACTTGTAATGCCTGACAATTGGGATGTGTTTATGACTAAATCATTACCTGTAACTTGTTCACCAGTAAGTTGTTCGTTAATTAATATATTAGATCTATCTAAATCTAATGAAGAAATATTTTGATCTGGAAGTGGTGCAAGAAGACCAGTATCATTTGTGCGAATTACAGGTATTCCTAAAAATGCTTTGAATATTCTTCTAGTAGATCCTGTTGGTAATTTACCAGTAAATACATCAGTAACTCCAGTTCCGACTGCAGTTGCTGCTATATTAGCATTTTTACCTGTATCAGAAACAGAATCTATTCTGTTGTATACCTGCTCATCATATTCAGGATTATCATATATGATTATATCATGACTTTTCAAACCAAGAAAACCACCATCTACAGCGTTAGTTACAGTTGCAACACCTGAATTATTCAATATTATATCGGTGACATTATTAGGTAGAGGTGCCTTTTGAAGAACAGTTCTACCAAAGAAAGTTGGAAAGTCGGTGACACCTTCCTGTAATACAGATTTAATGTCGTTTATACCAAATGTATTAACAGTTCCAACACCAACTGGAAAATCAACTCCATTAACTTGTAATTCTTCACCTCTTATAAATTTACCTGATGTTTGTGTTAATTTTAATTTGCCATTCTGTCCACCTGCTCTTGCAACGAATCCCACAGCACCACTACTTTTACCAACAATTAATGATGATGTCGGAATATCAGATTCAGAAACATCAGTTCTATCTAATATCAAGTCTGTTCTTGTTTGAATATCATATAAATGTAAGTTCCATTTAGTTGTATCATTTTCATATGCAGCATCTTTTAAATTAAATCCATATACTCTTGCACTACCAATATTTTCAGCGGAAGTTTGAGTTGTGTTTCCTTTATAGAGTTCTACGATCTCACCATTTTTTGGAACTCCAATTACATCAAAAATTGTTAATGTATTCGGTGCTTTAAATGGCACAGTAACATTTTTTATTTCCTCTGTATCTCTTGGTTTTTCAACATCAACTATAGATGTATAAGGTTTATCTACCTGATATCCTCTGACATATGCCTTTCCTGATGATAATTTGATTACTGCTAAGTCATCTGATGGAGTATTTCCTTGATCTGTTTTTTGATCATCAAAGAAGATACCATTACTACCCAATTTATCATTTAATGAATTATGTAGTGATGGAATAAATGCTTTTGTGGTATAATTTCCTGACTCATCATATGTTCTTTCTGCAATGTAGTCTTTTATTAAATTATATCTTGTTTTTGTTTGTATTTTCTTTAATTTACCACCGTCAACACGAAGTAATTCTACAAAATCGGTATCATCAACATCTGTAATTAATTTTTTAGTTAAAGATAATGTTATTTTTAACCTATCTGCACCTGGCGCAGCAAAATTAGTGAATCCCTTTGCATTATCATATAATGATGAATCATCTTTTGCACCAATGAAAGACTCAGTTATCTTTAATCCAACTCTATAGGTTGGAGTGTTAGTGTAGTAATCTAATATTAATGTTTGTTGTGATACATTTACAAAATAACCTCTGATAAAATAAACACCTTTACCGATTGAAGCAGCAGATCCAATAGATGTTGCATTCTCATTTATTAATCCTGCAAAATCAGTGTTTGCTTGAATTGTAGTATTACCATAAGTTATATTTTCATCACATGAAAGTGCCTCTCCATCTATAAATGAACTTGTTTCAAAATTATCATCACCATCAATATACTTAACAAAAATAGTAATATCATCTATTGGATCAGTTGAAGGAAGTGCTACTCTTTCAACTGTTGCACTTACATTGGATATTTTCCCTGTTATTGTCTTTCCTATTAGATTATTAATATAAATTGAAATATCTATTCCAAAATTTGTTGGATTTAACTTAACTGCATGATATCTACTATCATAAACTAAATTACCTGGTATAACTACTGATCCATTTTTAAATAAATGACTACCAAAATCTTCAAGTTGATTTTGTAATATTGACTGAGAAGTTGTTAATTCTCTTGCCTGAACAGGAAATCCTGGATTAAATAATACCTTATAAAAATTATTATTTGAATCGAAGTCATCGAAGTATGGACTTACATTTAAGTTTGATTTTTGTGCCATTTGTTTTAGAATTCCAGAATGATTTTAACGTCTTCTTTTTGCCTTGCGTCCCTTGTTACTAAGGCACGATTATCAATATAAATTATATCACCCGTCTGTTTATTTATCTCAGGATTTGCAAGTCCTCCTGTGAAGGTAACACCTAAACCAACTACTTTATTGTTTAAAGTTACTGTGCTTCCACTAAACGCTGATATACCAACTCCAAGTGGATCAATATTTCCACTAGTCTGTGAAAATGTAGTTATCTCACTTGCTGAACTAACACCAACATAATCTGTTTGATCATTTTTATTCCCAAAATATAAAGATCTATCTCTTGAATATTTTAGAACTTGTGTAGATGTATTGTATGCTGTAACATAACCTTTTGCAGTTCCCTGAGTAATTATGTCACCTACTGAGGGTGAAGTTGCTGGATTAGATACTAACTTCAGACTAAATGCTGATGAAAAATTAATTCCAGTAAATGTTGAAGTATTTGAAAATTGTTCAGGATTTTTTAAAATACCAACTTGAGAAAATTTAGTTGTCGTTGGAAAATCTGGTGATGAATCATCAAATCTTGTGTATATTAATATCTTATCAGTTCCCAATTCAACATACAAATCAAAACCATGACCTCTGGATGGAGGAATTATAGGAATTAGTTTTGCTCTGTCAACTTCAGCAATATTGTTTTTGGTTTGAATAAG